TCACTTCACGCTCTGCTCCAGCCGCCTTGTCTATCGCCTTGCTCACGTCCAGCGACTTCGGGAACCCCGAGCCGTAGAGCCACATAATCTGGTCACGGATCTCGAAGCCTGCGTCCTCGATGGCGACGGTCATGCGGTGGTAGGTGCGAGAGCCGGAGAACGCCAGCAGGTGGCCGCCTGGCTTCAGCACACGGAGACACTCGGCCCACAGGTCTTGGTTGTAGGCAATGCCCGAGGCGTCCCACGACTTGCCCATAAAGCCCAGTTCGTAGGGTGGGTCGGTGACGATTGAGTCCACGCTGTTGTCGGCCAGCGTCTTGAGCGTTTCGAGGCAATTCCCTTTTAGTAGCATGCTACAACTCTAACACAATTCCGCCTAATACATAAAGACCCCCACCTTGCGGCGAGGGTCTTTATGTTTCTCAAGTACCGACAGGAACTTTGTTGTATCGGTCCATACCAACTGGAATTGGCTGTATTGACGCGACAACATCAAATACAACTGGACATACTCATACTACCACACTTGCGGGGGACCTAAAAAATTTCTGAAGCACCGAGGTGCATACGCACAGGGACCCCCTGGCCTAAACCAAGGGGTCCCTATCGCTTACCGCAGTTCGAACTGGATTTTCCGGTAATCCGAGTATAGCAGAGAAAGGGGGTCAGCGCACCGCCGACCGCATACAATTCGGACTAGTACTCGTCGGTCTTTGGCGGGTTGTCGCTGATCGGCTCGCTGGAGAACTTCGCGGCAAGAACAGCGCACCCAGCGCAGTTACACATCTTGTCACAGCCACAGGTGATGCACATTATTTCTTCCTCGCTTTTCCGGCCTTGGACAGAGCAATGGCAACCGCCTGCTTCTGGGGCTTCCCCGCCTTCATCTCGGTCTTAATGTTGGCCGAGACTGTTTTGGCAGAGCTTCCGCGTTTTAAGGGCACGTACAAGTGTATCAGCGGTGATACCAAAAAGTTACGCCGGAAGGACTTGCGCCGCGCCGCGGATGGTGTATCATGGGTGTATCGCCATTGGTAGCGGTCGTGCGTGGAAGTCGCCGCGGAGTGTGAGCCTGGAAACAGATACTCGCCGTAGTTAGCCGGTTAGAGCGGTATTAGGTTGGCGCACGTCTGAACACAGATGAAACGGCAAGAACTACCGACTTGGTTCACAGCCTCTCCTTGCGCCGTGCGGTGGTAGCAGCCTGTCAAGAATTACAAAAAGGTGAGGGAAAGTCGGGCGAGTTGTTTTTAAACGCTTTTAACCCTTGCTAAGAAAATGCGATGAGGACAGACGGTTAGCAAGGACTACAGACCCGTGCGATGACTCCAGTCTATGAAGTCCGGTGACAGTGGTTTTGCTAGTACAAATTAAAGCTGGTTTGACAGACGCCTTTGTCCCGAACCTGGCGGTTCGTGACGTGAGGGTTTTTAAATTAAAAATGTATGCGATCTGTGTAAAACCCCTGGTAAATATGGCGATAATGACAGTTCTCCGTAGAGAGGATAACCAATCGGGCGAACGACCCCCGTCTCGGCACACTACCAGTCAGACACGCGAGTTGGCTCAGTGAGTGATGGTGCGAGAGTAGGGTGGACGAGGGAATGGCTAACACCACAACTACACAACTACATCACCGGATCTTCACGCATGGCAGACACGCGAGACACGATCAACGCGGCATAGCTCGCGCTAGTGACGTAGAATAGATCGTGATAATGCGCCAGGAATTATCTACAATAGAGATACGGCCACCGGATAGCGTTATCTATATTTGTGATGTTGATTATCTGTGTTTAAGATTTGCTTTAGGTAGCTCGCGAGTGTAGTATGTAGTTGATCCGGTAGTGAGACACCGGCAGAACATAGAAAAGGGATAACATGACTACATCAACTGTTTTAAGTGATGCGCGGGAGATTCTCCAAGCGTTCAACATTAATACATTACTCACCGTGATTCAATCGCGAGAGACTTTAATTGTGTTCGCGGGGGGCGGCATGATCGCCACTAGTGGAGCTATCTGGCAATACAAAGACAACGGCGACACAACACAAGTCACCGTGTTCGGCCAGGACATTAGCGCGAATCTGATCGTGGATCTAGCTATTCAATTCAACGAATCTCGCGAGAAGGTAGGCGCATAATGGCTACGCGCACAACGATTAGCGACATAATTGTGATTAATAACTTAAGTGATTTAATCACTTGGCAACTTAGCTCCAAGCGCCGAAACCGCGTTACAGAATTGGAATCAGACACGCTAGGCAAGTGCCACACGTATAACGAGCACGTCACCATTAACGGCACCGTCATTGAATTGATTTACTCTGAGGGATGGGACCGTAAAGAGATCATTATTGAGCGCGTTGCTCGTGAATTGGAATCTGCCATTGATGCCGGCATCATGCCATTGGCGATTACTACCGATAACGCTAGCGACGTGGCAGAGATTATCTACGCTAACCGCGCATTAATCCGCTACTACGGCATTAACGCTAACGAGGACGAAGAATGCCGCGATAAGGCCGCCGCGCTAACGGCACACAATGCAGAATTAATCGCGTATCTCTCAGAGGTAATCGAATCATTAAAGGCCGGTGCCTGATGCCGTTTAACGATATTAAAGACATAGAGACACAAGGCCCTTACACTATCGGCCTAGCCTATGGTAGTGGAGCTACCGTCATCACGGCGCTAATCGATGATGGTAGCGGCCCATGGTATAAGTCACTAACTTTCTATGGGCGCGAGGAAGAAGAGATATCGAACGAATATTGGTACGCGTTATGTATTCTCGCCTATAACGATCAGGTAGCGGACATGGGCGCTAAGGTAGTTGAAGAGGAAGAGGAAGAGGACTAGGTATTAAGGTAGCTAGTAGCGGTTAAAGGCCGCCTAGGTGATTCAAAGACACCGGCTAGCGCGATTAGGTGCTAATCTAATTATGTAGGCGCGAGACACCTACATTTAACTAATGAAAGAAGGGTAATTGTGGACACGTTCACACTAACTATTAACATGGGTAATGATGCCATGTCAGATACTTGGGATGTAGCTAACGCGCTGCAGGAGGTAGCGCGTTCTATCGACACCGGCAGCACTAGCGGCACTATCCGCGACATTAATGGCAACCGCGTAGGCACCTGGAGCTTTAACTAATGGCCTACACAATGAAACGAATTGACGCGGCTAGCGTTACTAAAGACGGGCTAGAGATCTTTAACCGGCTACCGGATGAGATTAAGGCCGCCGATATTGATGGCCGCATTAGGACCATCATTAGTTTGATGGCGCGAAACGGTGCTAAGGCTTGGCGGGCTATGGAGGAGCAGCACAACACGCCGCCAATAGTTGAAACACTACGCCGCCTAGCGTGGAAGGTCAACGGCGATGAGCGTTATGAGTTGCACCGTCGCGCCGATTATCAGCAGGAGGTTTCTGCGCGTGGATGGGAGCGGGTCGAAGAAGGTTGTGAGCAGCGCCTAAACGATCTCGCGGTCATTCTTAGCACGATTACCGGCTACTCCTGGAGCATTACGGCTAGCGGCGGCGGCATGGGACATGTATTAGTTATCCCTGACGGCCTTAAAGGTAATGCCAATAGCACGAGCTACCACGAGCAGACACCGGCTATATGGATTAGCGGCAACTAATGGCTATCGACACCACAACGGATATTGAGACTAGCGTTAATGACACGCTAGAACGGCTAGGAATCAGGATCACTATCACGCCGATTAGCGCCGCGCCTGGTGATGCGCCAGATTGGACTAATGGCATGACACCTTACCTAGTCACCATAGGTAGGAATCGCCGCCGAATGACGATTCACTACTACACCGGCAGCGCGATTACTAACGATCCTACTGCTACCGATATCATTAGCGTAGTTAGTTCTGACTATTACATATACCGAGATTGCGAAACATTAGAATCGTTCGCTAATGAGTATCACGGATGGAGCGCTACTACCTATAAGACATGGAAGCTACTGGAGCGCCAAGGCCGTAACTGGCTACGCGTTCTAGGTGATGATGACGCGGTGAAAGAATTAGCGCGGCTAGTGGAAGATTACTAACATGAGACACGATAACCGACACCTAGCGATTATCTGCCTGGCACCAGTAGCGGCCTACACCGGCTATAAGGTCGCACAACTAATACCTAACACGCCGCTAGCGATCCTGGTGCTAATGCTAACGCCGATTCTATTAACGGCACTTGTAGCGAAACTGTATAAGTAGTAATGTAGTAATCGTGGCGCGGATAGGCCGCCTAGCTTGGATCGATACCAAGGCCATGAGCGATTAGGCATAGTGCCTAGTCCCGTTAGAGTGAGACACTAACGGCAATTTAGATAAGGGATAATATGACTGTATTAACTATGAGCGCTAACGCGTTCACCGACCTGGCTAGCGCTAACGCGTTCGCTAGCAGCGATAAGGCTGGGCACCTACTAACTGGTGTCCTGTTGGACTTTAAGACTGACGGCACCGTGACTAATGTTATGGCTATCGCTAACGATCGTTATAAGTTGGTGACGATCGAGCGCGAAGCTATTAGTGCTAGCGCTGATGCCGGTTCTATGCTGATTCCTGGCGATACCTTGGCTAAGGCCGCTAAAGACGCGGCTAAGACTGGTGACGAGGTAACTATAACGGTGGAGGATAACCTTACTTTCACTATTGGTAACGCTAACGAGGACTGGCGCTACGGTGGTCGACTTGTCGACGGTAAGTACCCTGACGTTCTTAGCCTTATCCCTAAGTCTGGCACGCTACACGAGGTCGATGGAGGTATTGCGTTTAACGCGTTCTTCCTGGCCGACTTCATTAAGGTAGCGCCATGGTGCGGCGTTAAGGGACGTAATAAGTCTGGCGATGACGCTACTATCCGCATTACGGCTATTAACGATAATCGGCGGCCTATCCGACTGGAGAGCTGGGATCGACGGACTACTATTGTCATCATGCCGGTAGCTAATCGATAATGGGCGCTGACTTCACTTACGCGATTATTAAGGTGCCTAGCGACGCTAATAACGTGCCGCTACCGTTCAATGATGATACGGCTACTAAGGTAATCGAACGATTCAATAAGGCCTGGAGCAATCACGCCGGTAACCTGGAAGATTACGGTATCTATCTGCGCCTAAACGAGACTAACGAGGACGCGCTAGCGCATTATCAGGAGGGAATTAGGCGCGTATTTAATGGCGGCTATAACCGCGAGATAGGCCACCTACACCTAGGCGGCATTAGTTATCTCATTACTGGTGGAATGAGCTGGGGCGACGATCCCACGGATAGTTTCAATATCCTATTCGTGCTGGAAGAATTGGACGTGACTACGGCACCGTTCTAGTAGTGGCGGCTAGTGGCCGATAGGCGGCGTAACTAGGTTCGATTCCTAGCACTAGCGCGATAGCGACCTACGCTATTGAAGTGAGACATAAGAGGGATATTATGGCAATTATGGATAAGACCATGTTGCGTAGTGATGGCGATACGCTGGAATTGCGCGACGGTAGGACTTTGCGGCTAAGGGTAACGCCTGACGAGTTCTATGACGTTGATGATGAATTGGACTACCTGGGCCGCGTGGAGTGGGTGCGTAGTAATGACTACGGATCGGTTCGACCCGACTGGGCTAACGGTAACGCCGAGGTAATCGACCGTGGCTACTATCAGCGCCTATGGTGGCAGCCGCCGAGCGACGTAGTGCGCGGCACTGATGAGTTTAAGAATCTGCGCCGCCTGGTCATGGATACTTTAACCTACGGCTATAGCGTATATACGCTGGAAGTCTGCGAAGGCCGCGATGCCTACGGTCAGCGTATCGTAGTCAATATGGAATCTTTAAGTGGCGTAGCGCCTATCTGGGACGCTACCGATGTAGATTCTATCATTTACGACTTGGCAACTAACTTGGGAGTAGAGCTATGAGCGAGACTAAGAATATCGTAGGCCGCGATACTGACGGCACGACTTGGATAACGGTTAGGTGCTATATCGATATTGACGTTATCGCGGATAACGCCGAGGACGCGATCTATTATGCCGAACTATGTCTGCAAAATTACACCGGCATTAAGACTACCGAGAGCTTCGAGTTCACGCCATTGGAGGTTGAATAATGGTAGTAATCATTTACCTAATCTCATTATTCGGAGCCTGGGTAATGGGTCGCATGGTGGCGCATCACGGAGCGCTAGCGGCTATTGGCGTAGCCTCACTTACGTTTCTATGTTCGCTATCGAGCATGATGATTCTCTATCGGGACGGCAAAAAATAATGCCTAAGTCACGCCTAGAACGGTGCGACGGTTGCGGCCAATATCGAGTAGTGGAGCTGGTCACGTTAGCGCGTGGCCAGTTCTACTACTGCACCAGTTGCCAGGAGGCCACCGAGCATGACGATCGGCCAGAGTGTCAGCCCGACTTTCTGCGCGTATATTACGGCCTAGACCTTTAGGCTCAACGATGTTATGGCTTAGGACGCTACGCACCTAGCCGATGTTATGGTTTTTCTTGGACACAAACGAGTTGTCTTGTTTTGTGTGCTAAGATAGTTCTGCTGGACCAGGGTGGGAGTCTCACCCGTAATGAGCGACTTAGTTCCCTTCTTCCTAAGTTCGATCCCCTGGTTCAGCCCCTACTTCTTCCGCTTTCTATAGCGAGCTACACGGACTTTAGAAGCCGCGTTGTATGCGTCAATACACGGCTGGCAGAACTCATGGTTCGGGTCTTTTATCTTGCGCCTACGATGCCAAGCGTGACCGCTCTCCGTGCCATGTTCGGGAGACTTACGACTGGGCGGCTCATAGCCCAGCGATACGGCGACAATGCGTAGTTCAGGATACGACAAACCGCCCCACACTCCCCAAGCTTCCTGATGTTCTAAGGCCCAGTGCAGGCAGTCAGTCTTTATGGGGCAGGTAGCGCATATCGCACTAGCCTGATGTGTGAGGCGGTCATCGAAGAAGAGGTCAGTCTGCCCGATACATCGAGCTTGTGACCAGTCTGTCATTGTTTACCAGTCTGACTCTGGGGTCTTAGGCTTAGCGTCCTTGCCAGCGAAACGAAGTTCGTTGCCTACGGCGTCGGCCACGAGGACAGTCTTGGAGACAGTCTTGCCTTCCTTGTTTTCGTAGCGGTCTTGGTTCAGGTAGCCGTGAACGATAACACGGTCACCCTTCTTCAGCGTATTCACGCCAGCAGCGAGGTCGCCCCAGGCAATGCAGTCGAAGTAGGAAACGTAGTCCTCATCGCCCTTCTTGCGGTTTACAGCGATGCTGAAGTTGGTTACTGATGTTCCCTTGTCCGTGAACTTCAGCTCTGGATCGGCGGTCAAGCGACCAATCAAGGTTGTACTCATTTCTACCTATACTCTCTATTCGTGTGCCAGATGACACGATAGGAATTATAGCAGATTAGTATCCAGCTTGCTTGAGCAAGTAAATCATTTCTTCGAGTGTGACCACTGCGTAACCCAGACGGGCGGGCTTGTTGCGTCGTTTAATGACTGCGATGCCCAGCTCGGCCTTAGCGTTCTCTCGCTCTTTGGCTGTTTCGTCCATAATGGTCGAGAGGGTAATGGTCTTTAGGTTCTTACACTCAATGATGATGGCGTGGGCGAAGCCGTTTAGATCGCCTTTGTCCACCGTGTTGCCTGCGCCGTAGCGACGTTCAACGTTGGGGTATCCCATATCGTTAAACACTTTGGCAACATCACGCTCCCATTGAGAGCCTCTAGCCTTTTCAGGCGTTGTCACTTGTTCCCTTGATGCTGTCGAGAGCCTCACGCAGTTGCTTCTGGGTCACGCCAGCCTTAACGAGTGCGGGAACAAACTTGTTCATAAGCGCATCGACTGCGGCCTCGGTTGCTAGAACTGCGGCCTCGGTGCTAATTGTAATGTTTTCGGTCATGGCGCTAATTTTAGCACACGCTTGAAGTCTTTGGGCATAGGCACAGATTCCTCACGCTCTTTGCGCTTCTTCTCAAAAAAGTCCTGTTCAGCGACTGGAATTCGGGGTACGGAAGTGACTGCTGGGTGGCCTTGTTTTGCGCCATCTTTAGTGCGCCGTAATGTCATCGTGTCGTAGTGCTTACGGAACTTCACGGGCGAGCGGATCACAGTCCCCCAGAACTCGTGTGCCAAGCACCAGTCAATCATTGCATAGGCATCTTGCTCGGACACCTTATCTATGCGAAGCAACTTCTCCATGTGGCCTACGCTGGTGACGTTCACACGGAACGGCTTGAACGAGTTGGCCACCAGACCGGAGTTAAGGTGGGCGCACAGTCGCTCAGCAGCCGCCCAGGTTGGCGTGTCACGGCTTTTTTCGATAGAGGTGGACTCTAGGTATGCCACCATTTCCTCGACCTCAGAAAGCGTTAGAACGCCTTGCTGTATGAACTCGCACAAAGCCTGCTTGTAAATGTCAGTCACAATACTCCAATGCTTTTGCTGCGTCACACGGCCACAGGTTGATGAGCGTGCCGTTGGGACCTTTACAACCGGCGTAGTAGTTCACCTCGCCAGATCTGCCAATGTTCTGAAACACGGGCTGGTGCTTCTCGACGAAAGCGTCGAAGTCGTCAAAGTCGCTCATAGTTTCTCTCCACACTTGGGACATTGGGAGTCTAACTCATAGGCTTTATTCGATAAGTTAGACAATGCAACGATTAGGGAACGGTATTCTTGCACTGAAAGCCACGCTGACTCATTACGAACCGTAATAAAAATACCCCACGGTTTATCGTCATCTGATACTTCAATATCCCTTACCTGAAATATAGTGTTCATAGTTTCTCTCCGCAGGTCGGGCAAGCTGGGCGTGTTCCCTCGCTCATCGCTGGTGGGGCTTGAGTTAGAACGGCCAGGTCGGGCCTGGTGCTCCGATCCGTAGCCCACAGTCGGGGCAGAAGATTGAGGTGTGGGGCTTGGACACGGGGTTGCCGCCGAAGTCGAGCACCTCGTAGGCGTGAGGGCAGGTTGCCTGGCGGTGCTCCGTAATCGACTGGTGTGCGTCCTTGAGAGAGGCGTGGAAGCCCTCGGTGAGGCAGAACGGGCAGGTCAGAACGCTGTGCCAGCCGTGCACGCAGTCTGTTGCGTTGCGGATGCTCATTCTGCCACCAGCCAGAGTTCGAGCCGACCCTTGTAGGGGTTCGTGCCGAGGATAGTTCCGGCGTCGGAGCCTCCCAGACCCTTGCTTCGGGCTTCGAGCCATTCATCGTGACTGAGTATGTCAGTCCTGGTCACTACTTTCATTGTTTCCTCCTCAGGATTAGATACTGCATTGGTACTGCGAACTGTAATCATAGCCTGTGACATCAGGTTGCCGCCTTGATACTGGACAGCAGAGAGCGCAGGCCGTCCAGCCAGACGTAGAACGTAATCAGCGCCACGATAGGCACCAGAAAGAGCCATAGTTCCCATGCGTACTTCATCTCTTACCGTTAATCAGGTTTGATATTGCGCCAATAAGAACGAGCGTAAACATAATTGCTAACAGCATTAAACACCAATCCCGTCTTTCTTACAGTCGTGTAGGTCGGTCAGGTCGAGTAGGTGTTCCTGCGTGTCGGCACCGAAATGCTCACCACACTGGGCGCACAGGCTGGCGAACTTGAAGTTCTTGTTCCGGTACTCATCAAGTGCGATAGTCAGGTAGGTAATCATGTCCAGCAGGCTGTCCTCTACACCCTCGTTGGCGAGAGTGCCACCGGCAGCGGCCAGCTGGAGTCGCTTCATCTTGTCGTTGGCACGCATAACCGCACCGATCCACGATGAGATACCGAAGTCCTCGGAGCCACGAATATTGAAGTAGGGGTCGCCTGGTCGCCCGTAGTCCCGTGACTTCTTATCGTGCATCGCCTGCACTTCTTTAAGGATAAGTTCAAAGCTCATTGTTTTCCTGTTCTTTCCCCCATTGCTGGGCCATTGCGTTTGCTATTCCTTGATACGTTTCCGAACGTATCTTCCATCTGTCTTTGCTAGGTGGCAAATAGTGTATGCGCTCTCTTTGGTTCTTTGGTAACGCCATCATTTCATTTCGCACGTTATTTGTTTGCTTTAAAAGTGGCAGGCCAACTAGCCAAAGACACGTTGCTTTTTGTTCCATATGGCCAAACATCCATGGTTGCACTACTTGGTCTTGGCGTCGGCCAATAATTTCTACGGCGTACTTATGCATGATGGGGTTTTCTACGGCTTTAAGTGGTATGGGTGCATCAAGTAATGCCTTAAAAAACTCTGCGCCATCTTTCATCAAACTCCACCGGCTCTCGTCGCGGTGAAGCCATACGACCCCAGCATTTGTTAAATACGTACATGGTGGGTGAGCAATCATCATATCCCAGCCATCATTAAGGATTTCCATAACGTCGCCTTGAATATGAAATGGCGAATTGTCGTCGGCGGGAAGAAGGTCGCAGCTCCAGGCATCGTGACCTAATTCCCTAAACGCTTGGCGCACTTTGCCGGAATATTCACACGCGACCAAAACCTTCATCGGTTAATCCCAAATACAAATGCAATCGCAGTCATGGTCGCAATAAAGGCTACGTTAATCACTCCATCTCACAATCTTCTAGTTCCCTGAACGTCACAACCTTAGTCTTGTCGCTAGGGCAACGATGTGCAACCTCAATGGCGATTGCTTCCACCACGAGCAGGCACTTTGGGCATCGAAACGTCTTAAACTTTTTGGACATACTTCTCAGGCACCTTTCCCCTGTAGGGCAACTGCTGGTTCTCCGGCTTGAACTGCGAGCCACACCCCTTGCAGAATACAAAGGGTGTGGCGCACAGCGTCAATAGCCACTCGTGGCGGTGGCTCACTTCAACTCAAGCAGAACGCCAGCAATCTCGGCGTCGCTCAACTCGGACAGCTTGTTGATGGACTTGCCGAGGATCTTCTCCACTGCTTCCTTGCCCTTGATAGGCTCGCCGTACTTGGCGGTCAACTTGTCACGCAACTGACGAGTGAGGTCGTCGACTTCCTTTGCTGGCGTCGGTGCTGGCTTGGGCTGGGTCTGAACCTTTGGTCGGCTGGCTGCGTTGCCATCGTCATCGTCATCGGCCACCAGGCCGAGGATAGCCATGTACGCATACCGGCGAGCGTAGGTCACAGCACTGCCCTGACCCTGGGGGTCTTGCTTGGGCAGGTGCAACAGCATCTCCGACTCAATCCACTGACCCGACTTGTGAATCAGGGAAGTGGTGAGCGTGTCGTGCAGAACATCAGCGCCATCGCTAAAGCCCCGCTGGAACGAGATGCCTTGAGTGACAGCAAGACCGTGCTTCGCCAGAACGGGGCTAGCCGAGGCCACCACGTCAGGCAAGGCTGCGTACTTGCTCTTGAAGAAGGGGTTGTTGCTTCCCTTTGGGACTGCCGAAAACTCGGCCTGTGCTGCGACGAGGGCTGCTGCCAACTCGTTGATTTCTTGGCTTCTAGCCATTATTGGTTTTCCTTTCTGGTTGTTAATGCAGAATCAATAATCCGTACCTGACCTGGGCCGTCCTCAACGCAGAGGGTACGGAACGCGCAGTAGTCGCACTGCCAGAACTTGCCGGAGTTGGGGTTGAGAACAATGGGGTCGCCGTTATCGTCCATAGCGTAGCGGTCAGCGATGTAGCCCAAGTCCAAGTTGAGACTGATGCCCTGCATCCGCTCAAGTTCGTTGCGAGCGATATTTTCCCACTCGCTACGAGGTACGTAGAACTCGGCCAAGAAGCGGTTGGTGCCGTCGACGCCCATGTTCGCTGCCTTGTTCTTTGACAGCGCCTCGAACGTCATGGAACCCATCACCAGCCACTCGATATGGACTGCGCCGTTGAAAGCGGCCTCAATACCCAGAGCGTTAATACCGGCCTGAGCGATTGCCTTGAGAGCTGGGCCCTCGCCCTCGTTCTTCTGGCCACGCATACGGTTCCAGCCAACCTGCTTGTCGAATGAGTAGGTGCCCATGGTCTTGAGTTCGTAAAGAACGTGCGTAGCGTTACCGCTATTGAAGTCCACGCTCCACAGTGGCTCTAGGCCAGAGAACTCAGACACGGGGATGAGTGCGTCACACGATCCGGAAACGTCACCCAACTGCGAGGCAACCTCAAACTCTGCCGAGGGGAACTTACGGCTGATGCTGTCCTGAAGTGCTTCGTGGATAATGGTGCCGAGGCCGGTAGCCCAGGCGCCGGATTCGTCCATCGGTTCGGTTGGTGCTACACCCAGTCCGGCGTATCCTTGCTGTCGGCCACAGCCGTAGGCAGATGAGTAACGCAATGGTGTGCCCTTAGCCGTTGGCTTTGGGATTGCTGATTTGACGTGCAACTCTTCAACGAGCGCACTTGTGATTAATGGATTATCTGCGTAAAACATATTTCCCCTTTCAAGAGATACTTCACGGTACAGCATGGTTGTAACATTGTCAATCAACAAATCGAAACCCGCGAACAACAGTGTCGCGCAGGTATGAAATCTTTTCCTGTAGCGCAGGGTTGTTCACCATCTCTTCGGCAAACACCAGCGCAACCATCAACGTCGCATATTCATCGGCGTCGAAGTCGAATTGGAATTTCATAGCTCATCTCCTTCCTCTTGCTCGGCGGCTTTGCGCTTACGCACCCACACACGCTTGGCGTATCGACGTTCGTTCCCGTCCATGCCACCGTAGAAGCCGATTTTGATGTCGTGCTCGAAAGCAAACTCCAAGCAATCCTGCTTCACGGGACACACGGTGCAATACGACAGTGCCTCACGCTTCTTCTTTTGGCTAAAATAACGCCGACCATCTGGCATGAACACTTCGGTGTCCACCCCACGACAAGCGGCTTTGTCTCTCCATTGGCTTTTCATCATGGGAGAAAATGTACAGCCTGTTTAGGGCCGTGTCAAATCAGCCTTGCCAAATAATTCCGTACTTCTTTTTCATAAAGGTGTCGAGCCGCACTCCTTCATAACGGCGACACAGATAATCAAGAGAGATAAACATTGGACAGTACGCGCCACCCTCGACTTCGTGCTTAACGACGAGTCCTCGGAAGTGGGCGTTTCCTTGTGGACCTTTGTAATCCTCATCGTGTAGATAGCACGCTCCCGCAACCAGTCCGTGTTGTGACTTGCCTGCCACAAAGCGGAGCGAATAGCCGAGCGTTTGCTGGTGCCCCATCGAGAACGAGTGTCCGATGCTTTTGAGTCGCGAGTCAATGGTGCCTCCTAACGGCTTGCCGGTCATAGGGTTGTAGAAGTAGTGCGAGTAGGCCACGCCATCAAGCCAAAGGATGTCTAAGAACGGCACCGGCTTCCAGCCCAGCGCCGCATCATTGAACTGCCAGTCACCGACCACACCCTCTAACTGGGCGTCGGCGTTTACGGCTCGGTTGATGCGATCCTCGTGGTTGCCACGCAGGATGTAGCGTTCTGGCTTCCAGCTGGCGTGCTTGGTTGACTTACGGGTCTTGTTCAGGTCAATTAGGGCTTGATTCAGGACAGTAAAGGCTTCGTTGCCAGCCTCAATGTCGGCCACGTAGCGTCGGCCTTCCATTGCTTTCTTGCCCTTGTCGTACATAGACAGAGAGGGCATATCCCAGTGGTCGCCTAGATGTATAATCTTGATAGCCTGGTCTTTAAAGTGGTCAACGATATACTGACCAATCCAGCGCAAGTGATCTGTTGGGGCACCAGGCTTAGCCTGAGTGTCGGGGATAACAACGTGTGTAGCAGGGATAGGTAAAGCCATAGCAAGACCTCCTTGGTCATGCTGAGTTTACCATTACAACGTTGTAATTACAACCCTTGCGTACAAAACTGTGCTATCTCGGCGGGAGTGCAGGTATACACATCGTTCAGGTGTACCATCTTTTCAAAGCCACCAAACCACAAAGCGGCGGCGGCCAGCCCTGAGCAAATCCACGTGTCGCCACGCCGGAAACAGATTGCCTGCGGTAGCCACATATCAAACGCACAGGACAGAATCGACAGCCACGAATAGGCATCGCCCACTTGAGCGCGAGCAAAGGTCAGCACCTTATCAACGTCGACGCCAGCGGGCAGGGGGATGACCTCGTATCGGCCACCAGGTGCGACCGAGGACAACTTCTTATCGTTGGTCACGCCGTGGGCTTCGGCTTGGATAACGTACCACTCGCCATCTACCTCTCGGTCAAGGATAGCGATATGGTTCCACTCGGAGAACTGACTATTCTGTAGTCGCTTCTCGGCAATGCGGATAGCCCGACCGAGGATACCCGTTGAGTGGCACAGGACCAAATCACCGTTCTTCATGGAATTCCTCTAAATCTTCCTCGACCTTTTCAATGAGGCGCTTCAGCTCAGAGAATTGGTGATCTTCCATAGCCAGAATCTTACGGATTACTTTGGCGTCGGCTTTGGTCTGCTGGTACATGGCAATACCCACGACCAGTTCAATCAGTACCGCCATGTATGACGCCGTGAAGTTCCACCACTGGAGTACACCCGCCGTTCCAATGCCCCAGCAAACCACCGTAGCAAGAGTCACGACTCCCACAAACTCCCAGCGCCGAATCGCGTTCTGTGCTGTCCAAGATAAGTGTTCCCCTAACGTGATATTCTCGCCCGTAATCGGGTGCTTCCAACGCTTCATTACAGTCCTTTGTGTGCGCCCAAGTGTCGAGCCAGTTCCAGTTTTACTTCTTCTAGGCTGCGCTCAATGCGGTCAATCGCATCTCGCATAGATGAGCCGTGATTGGGCTTCAGTTCTGCCTGTAGTTCGTGGAGTCGCTCAGTGACCGAACGGGCCAAAGCATTGTGAATCACACGCCACACGCCGACAACTGCGCCTGCCACCACAACGATTGCTTCAGTGATGTACCAAAAGTTCGCTGAGGTGAACATGGCCGCCATCATGCTTCCGGAAGGCGTGGGGTGCCTTGAGTGTTGAAGCGGAGGTAACGCTGGGGCTGGCGCCCGTCCTGCGATACACGGACAAACGAGGGGTCGCCCTGCTCACCCATGCTGACAGTCAAGGGGTTTGGGCCAGCCTCGACCACCAGAGCCGTGTGCCAGCCGGTGCCAGGACCATAAACAATGGCGTCACCAGGCTGAACCTGTGCGAGTGAAATCTCGGTGCCTGCCGACAGCTCGGTGCCGGTGTAGCCCTCGTGCGTAGCGAAGCCCGCCTTGTTGGTGGGGTCGGTCGCACAACCAGCGATCCAGTAGCACCACGTCACAAACATGGAGCAGTCCATGAACATTGGGAACTTAGGTGGGTACACGCCAATGGCTTCGGCGCGGTTAGGGCCTTCCGAATAGTTGAAGTGTGCCTTGTTAGCCACGGCCCACTTAGCCCAGGCCACGATAGCGTTACGGGTATCTGTCATGTTTGTCCTTTAGTTTGTGTTTGGCTTGTTGTAGGAGTATGGTCCAAGGGTCTTGATGGTAACTACGCAGTCACCCTCATACCCGTTCTCGTAGTTGTCACGGCGCTTGTGAGGAATCCAGTCCAGTGATTCGATAATGGCAATACTGGCGCTTAGCGGGCCTTCCTGATACGTCACAAGGTTCTGCGCTTGGCGTAGCGATTCCAGCCAGTAGAAGTTGTCGTAGGGGTCCATGTACACTTCCACGCCATCTACAACGTCGACGGAGAACAACTGTAGGACCAAGCTGATGTTGGTACCAGACACCACGTTGGGGAACGATTTGAGTGTCCAGCGGTACATCGTAGGCGACGAGTCGTAAGTGGTCGTAATCGTGGCGGCGTTCAGTGTCATAACTACTTGGAACTGTGACGACTTTGGGTTGGATCCAACTGCGTATTCTTTTGTGGCAGTACCGATGGCTGTCGGAGAAGTGAACGCAGAGACAGCGATGGTTTGCTTGAACGATTCTTGCGGTTCGCAGATGACGTTCGCCTGTAGCGTTGTGCCAGTCGGGGTGACACCACCGTACTCAAAGTACACGGGAGCTTTCTGGTCGGGGATGCCGTAGTCAAAGATAGACGTGGTGAGCGTACCGCTGGGTACGTACTGCGTGGCAGCGATGCGACCATTGACGTTGGTAGCCAGTGGCTCGTAGACACCGAGGCCACCGACCGTAATGACGGGCAGGTTCTTGACTGAATCCCAAGCGATTGAGTTCACCATGCCAGCGCCCGTGTTGAAGTTGTACGAACCGCTGTAGGACACCATCAGGTCTGAGGCGTAGACAGGGGCAAGCGGGTCGCCGTTGATAAACGTGGTCAGGTCTAACTTGCCAAGCCCCGTGCTGATGTGAGTGCCAGGTGTGATGGAGTTGTCGTAGTCATTCCACGCAAACCACACAAACCGTCCGTCGCCAATGATGTCGGTGACGGGGTAGGTCAGTGGGGTCAGGATGTTAGGAATCAGTGGGCCACTCTTGAGGTCGCCCGTTGCCGTAGCGGTGGGGTCGTACACGCTCAACGTCTGAGCCATACGGATGCCTCGATTAGTACCGATAAAGATGAAGTTCAGGTATGACTGGATGACAGTTGGGTACTCGTCTGGTGACATAGGCAAAGCCTGAACGGGAGTAACAAGCTGGAATGGCTGGGCCACTGTTGACGTGCTAACAGTCTGGATGCCCGAAGCGGTCGTGGTGCTAGAGCCGAGCAGGTCGGAACGATAGATACATCCGTTGCTGTTGGTAATCACACCGCTGTTGCTGCGACGGCTGTAGCCAGCAAAGTACACCTGAGTTTCGCCACCGACTGCGCTAGACCATAACCAGTTAGGGTCTTGGTGCGTATAGAGAAGGTCGGAGACATTGTTGTTGCCGATGTAACCATTGACCGAGTAGTTGCCGTATACAGAAGCAGAGGGAGCACTACCGCTGGTCGTAGTGTTTGCGATGCTCAGCGTGTTGCCACTGATGCTCGTGATGGTCCAAGCATCGTTGTACTTACTTGACTCTGAGACAATGTTGCCGCCAGCGAAACCAGTGGCGGTAGAAACCACCGACGATTGCCACGTAACAGTGTCGTAGCCACTACCCGCAGTAACGCTCAGTAGGGTTACGAGTTCATTCTTTGAACCACTAGTGCCATAGTTCAGGCTTGCCGTTACTTTCTCACCGACCGACATACCAGAGTACGCCGTTCCAGTGGCCGTGACAATGCCGCTCGATGAAACGCTGACGGAACTAATGGTCAAGTACGCCTGTGCGCCCGTGATGTTGACGCTCTGGCCGACTACAAAATTATTGTCAGCAGACTTTAGGTTTACACCATACGAGCCGTGGCCACCTGAACTGGCCGAAATGTTTGCGATTCCAACGTTTGAGATAGTAACGCTAGGAGCGGTTCCGTACAGTGATCCACCATTGGCGGTGCTACTGCGAGGCTGGAACGCATACAGGTTGTTGCCGCTTGACGCAATAAGTTGGTCGTTGGCCCATGACACCATGTTGTACGAGCCAGAGGCAAACAATGTAAAGGCAGACGTACCAGGCTGGGCGAAGTACAGTCCTGCGCTAGTGGCGATGTAGACGTATGTGTTCGCCGCAGTGATGTCGGTGAAGTTTGCCGACAGCGTAGACGCTGAGCCAGGGAACAAGATGGTGGTCCACGTCGAGCCGTTGTAATACTTGACAGTCGTAGTGCCACTCACGCTGGACCCCATGACGAGGTATCCGCTACACGCTACAGTCTTGGTATTGGTCGCAGTGTTGGCTACAATCTGCGTGACATCAGGCAGAAGCTTGGCTTGGTAGGGGTAATTGAATACGTCAACACCCTTGCTTGAATAGAAGCGCGAGGCGCTGTCCTCTTGGCGGTGGTCAAGGTACTGCTGACCAGCACCCTCGTTCCAGTCACGTTGCTCTCGACGCCACAGACCCTCTGTGTTGACTGTTCCCTCACCCATGATGTTCGTCATCTGGATCGCTTCACGCTGACCAGGGATAGAACGATGGCGGAAAGCCTCACGACGATACGGCTCAAACGAGGTGTCGGCGGGGAACGTGCGTGTTTGTGGCGCGTAGTTTCCCGTCCCGTCTGCGTAGGGTGCACCAGAAGCATCCGTAATGGATACGCTGTATGCGCCTAAGCCCGCAAGCCCTGTAGTCGGCGTGTAGTTGATAGTCATTAGAGCGGGCTAACCCTCGTGTACTGACGCTGCAAGCGGTCTGCTTCCTCAGAGATACGCTGAGCGCGTCGCGCGATAAGCGCATTGACAGAACCAGCCACCGCACCTGGCATAACTTCCTGCGCCTTACGTGGGTCGGGCTGTGACTCCATGAAGTTACGGCTGATTTCACGCGGGATGGTCAGGTCAATCTCAGCACCGAGTGGTGGCAAGTCGGCCATGGTTGGTACCATGTTTGGTACAACAGAGGTGCTGTAGCCGTTGTAGGGTGGCGCCTCGTCGTTGATGGCAGGCGTGTTGATAATCGAGTCGGTAGTGTTTACCAGCTTGATGAACGGGGCCGTGTAGGTCACGTAGATAGGCAGACCTGGCCAACCTGGTTCGTACAGCACCAGTCCGTTACCCGATGGGAACGCGGCGTCGGTCGTGCCTTGATTCCAGCGAATCACCTTCCAACGGCGAATAGGTGGGAACGTGCGGTATGGCGGGGCAATGCGGTAGCGAACTTCAATAACGTCAATGAAGTTGGCAGGCAGGGCGCCGAGGTCATAACCGGCAAAGACAGGGTTGTACGTCAGTTCGGCCACGCCCACACGGAACAAGCCGTTGGTAGGGCTGGACAGCGATCGCAGGTCATCGTTGATGGCCACGCCAATGTCGTAGCGCGAGTAACGAGGGTTGATGTAGGCAAGCGTGTTGGCGTTGTGCGGGGCGGTAGCCGAGCCGTTGTAGCCACGCTGGACAGTCACGGTGCCGTAGGGGACGCCCGTGTATCCGCTTGATACGTATGGCGTCCAGTTCAGAACGTACATAACTTCCATGTCCACAGCCAGCAAGACACCAGGCATGATGCTGGTGGTCTGCGAGCCGGTCAAGACAAAGCTGGTAGCACCTGAAGTAATGGGCGACGTTGACGGGGCGGCAGGGGTACCAGAGGCAATAACCTGTACGGCACGCTCACGGATGCCACCCATTGTACGGCGATACACCTTTTCGATAAGGTCGCCAAAGGTATTAACGCTAGAGATGCTGTTGCCGACTGAGATAGTGTCGGTCACGCTGGCCTGGTGCGAACCAGTGGCGTTCCACGTCAGGGTAATAACGCCGTTGATGCCGGTAGTGTCCAGCCAGAACTCGTAGTTACCAGCCGACAAACGTGCCACAACGCCGACTGAGGGGGTCGCGGCGCTGGTGTAGGCGATTGGGCCTACAGTTGAGCCGTTGTTAATCGTATACGTTACCGATACGGCAGAGGGGTCTACCGCACCACCCGTTGACGAGTCTGTGAAAGATACGTCAAACTTAACAATGTTACCAGACTGGTAGGCCATGGGGTCCTTTCGGGTACCTAATAATTATACAACCGTTGCCAGCGTATTTACTGAATCTGTCGTAACGGCAAGGGTTGTAGCGTTGTCGGAAGTTGTAGCAATGGCGTAAGAATTCTCTAAAGCATCTGAAGCGACAGTGGCCGTGACCACCGAATCGTTGGAAACGCTGGCGGTGACTGGTTGCCAGCTGATTGTGGCAATGACAACCGATCCTGCCGACCCCAGCGCTGTGCTGGTGAACGTGTAGTTTCCGGTGCCGGTTGAGGGTATTTTGGCCGTAGCAGAGCCGGAGAACGAATAGACCCCCGCCGCCTTGTATGTCTGTACGCCAGTTCCCGACCCCGTGTAGGTAAACGTGCCTGAGCCGGTAGAACTTACGTTGCTTACTGAAGTGCCCGCAAAGGCCCCTGTAAGGCTTCCTGACGCCTTTAGAACGGATGTGCCTGAACCGGCAAAGGTGCCCGTAAGTGAGCCGGTAGAGGACAACGTAGCGGTGGCGGAACCGGAGAACGAGTAGGGTCCAGAATCGGCGGCAACGATGTAGTCTGCCGATGAGCCATTAAACGAATACGATCCAGTAGCCGTAGCCGGATATACAACTGTGCCGGTAGCTGAACCGCTAAACGTGCCAGTGGCCGAGCCGGTGGGGGAGTATTGCGTTAGCCCTGCGTAGGCTTGGCCTAGGTAGGGCGCACCTAGATAGTTTGCGCCAAGCATCTATGTACCTACGCGATACGAACTGCGGTCATGCCAGTTGCATTTGCCAGACCATTGACTGCCGCAAGAATATTTCCGTTGGCGGTGAGTGTTTGCGCGCCTAAAGTCACGGTCGACGTTCCACTTGCGACAGTG